CTTTCTCTGTGTGCAAATCTAAGATCAGATTTAAAAAATCTATCTACTTTACCATTACCGATTGGTTTTGATGAGTTGCCATCTGTAACTCTAAAACCATCTTCTGATAGGAAATATACAAGATTACCAACTTTAATAACTGTTTTACCTTGTACTGCACCTATGTTGTCTTCAATACGTCTAAAAGAAAATATAACATTACCACCCCTGTAGTCCATTCTGGTAATTCTGTTTTCTTGAAATATTAAACCAAACTGTCCACCTGTAACTCCAGTCACTACACCGCCCTCTGGCAATGTTTCTGAGTCAGCTTGATTGACACCCTCTGTCCAAGATGTTGCACTGTTAAAAGATGACCATTGCACTTTGTTTTGTGCTGTTGGTTGAAATCCTGTAACAACAAAGTTGTTTACAACTGCTGCGTGTCGAAATGTAGGCGGTGATCCACCTAATGCAGCAAAGTCTGTGGAAGTATCAAGTGACCACGCTTGAGGTGCGTCTACACCATTAAAAGCTATAACTGTCTCACCAAACTTTACAAAATCCCAATAACCATTATCAGCAGTATTAAAGGTAGTGCCACCACTTTCATCAACTACAGAGTTTGCAAGTATTCTATAAAGTTTACTAGAATCACCTGCAAAGATACTGACATTACCAGTATCAGATGTGAAAGATGCAGCACCTTGTGCTCTGTTGTCCAAAGCATTAGCTGTTGCTTGTGTAATACTTTTAAATGGTCTGTAACTATTTACAGCAGGATATACGTTCTTGGCTTGCGTTGCACCAGGATTTAAATGATCTGGTAAATCAGGCAGCCACTCTCCAAAAGGTACTTGCATTATTTTACGTTATCAAAATTGTTTATGTTTATTCCAGACCTTTGTACTAAAGGTGTTCCGTTGTATTTATCTTTTTCGTCTGCTTCTTCGACTTGTTTCAATGCAGCTTCGTATTGTGCTTTGAACTGTGCAACAGAACCTTGATCCATGCCTCTAATG